TCCCAGCCGTTATTTACACCGATTTCGATGGTACCGTTGTTGATGTTAGATCGTGTGACGGTACCCAGATAGACGATGTGGACGGGTGCTTGCGGCTTATTGGCGATACCGTAAAGCATGCCGCCTGGAGTGGTACCACTCAACCAAACGGGGTCACCAGCCGAAGCGGCTGACGTGTTGATGCCTGAGATGGTGCCTTCGACGATGGCGTAGCCTGACGCATTAGCGGCCAGTGTCTCATTGAGGATGCCGATGGTGGTGGCGGAGGTGCCGTCTGACGTAGCCAGGGCGGCCTTTACCAGCACGTTTGCACCGTTAGCACCTGACACGTACACCACGGTGCCTTTAGCCAGAGTGCCGCCCGAATCATTCTTTACAAGCTTGCGGACGTCGGTCGTGAAGTTGTCAATCCACACATCGTCATAGTTTGTGCCCGAAGCTTTAGCGAGGATTTGACCTGTTGTGCCACCAGCTGGGACGCCGACACCTGTCGCACCCTGTGGGCCTGTCGTGCCCAGGGTGAGGACGACGGGTTCAACGGTCGGGATGAGCGTTGAGGCGCCGCTCGTGATGGTGATAGTTGAGACGGCCATTATCGGGTCACTCCTGCAAGATGCTGCCATTTACCTTGAAGTAGGCGGTAGGCGGTGCCTGAGATGGTGATGACAAGATCGTAGACATAGTTGCCAGGGGGCACGGCCGCCGTAATAGTTTCGTCGATGGTGATGTCGATGACTCCCGCACCTGTCACGGTGATGCCACTGGTCTCATCGACGTCAATGAGGGCGGCCGTAGACGAATAGGTAGGACGTACCTGCATCGCTGCAAGCGCGCCAGTCATATTGACTGGGGTGCCGTCAACTGCCCAAACCGCATGGAACTCGAACGTGGCATTATTGGGGCATACCATTTGATAGTTCGCTGGCTCAATCATTTCGCAGCCTTCTTAGCAGGTGCAGGCGCCTTCTTGACGGGTGCTGCGGGCTTTGCTGGGGTTACTTTGTGATGGTCTTGGTAGTAGGCCACAATCGACGCCACAACAGGCGTTGGGGCATCTTTAAACGGGGGACGTCCCCAGCCCACAATTTCTTTTCGGGTGCGGCGTTTGATAGCCACCATGCCACCGTTCCGCTGATCTCCAGAAGCTCCGCCCGATGTGTTCCCTTCAATGGTGAACACGTCACCATTGGATTCGGCACGGACAACGATACCGACGTGGCTGATGCGGTCTACACCGTCATGTGGAAAGTCAAAGAAGATGACATCGCCGGGCTTCGGGTCGCCCTTGTCGTGCCAAGTGCCGAGCTTCTTAAATCCGTCGGCACCTGCTGGGGTGTAGGTGGGATTCGGGATTTTCACCTGTACCGATGAACGGTTAAAACACCAGCGGACGAACGCGCCACACCATGGCTGCCCGTTTGTGCCATTCCATTCACCGTACTTCGTCAAATTGTCGGGTTTTTCTACGGTGCCGACCTCCGCAAAGGCCACCACCAAAACGTCTTGAGCAGTTCTCATCCGAAACACACCACCTGAATATTTGAATCGAAGCAGGTAAGGGTGCCTGCCGTGGTTTGGAATTGGAGGGTGACCGTGATGGAGGCTGGAGAAGCTGAGGCTGCGCCTGCGTCAAAGAATTCGACGTGTGTGCCGGCGTTACGGGTTGTGCCTTCGAGTTGGATGCAGTTGTAAAGGTCGGGGCTGGAGGTGAGGCCGCCAGTGATGTTGAGGCCGCACTCCATGCGGTTACCTGCCGCCGAATTGGACATCGAGGCGCGCCAAATCACGGCAAAAAATTGCGACTTACCAGGTGTGAACGTGACGGAGTGCACTGTCGCTGTGTTTGCCCAGGTGGTCGAAGTGGTGGTGCGGCTCGTCGAGTTTGTCGAGTCAGCTGCGAGGTAAAACAGTTTACCCGAGGCTGAGGATCCGCTGATAAAGTCGTCAAGGTTCGTGCCGAGGGTGCTGATGGCGGTGGCACCGTTACGCACCAAATCCGCTGACGTCGGTACGGTAAACCCGTAGTAGGTAGTAGTTGCCATGTTTTCTCCTTATGCGGCGGATGCCCAAATAGTATTCGGAAGATAAGTTGCCCACGTATACGACACATCGACCTGTGACCACATTTGTACGGCTGCGATTTCGTTGGCGGTTTGGCATTTGATGTCGAAGATGGTGTCGCCGTTTTCGTAGATCATGGTGCCGCCCGTGACTAGGACGTTTTGTGGGCCGCCAAACGTGGAGGGGATTCCTGTGATGGCTAACGCTCCGACGCTGCCGCTGATGCAGTAAACAAGAAAGTTTTGACCGCGAGTGAAGTCCCAGCTGACGGTTTCGATGCGGAACCCTGTGAGGTTTGACCGTACTTGGGCGGCTGTGGCGAGGATGTTGGTTGCAACAGTAAGGCGGTTTGCTTCGGTCAAGTTGGTTTGGATGAGAAGCTCACGGATGCCGAATGTGCTGATACTGGTGGAGTCGGATACGCCTGTCGGGGTTGTGATGCCATCGTCGAGGGTTACAACATTGTAGATGTCTGCCACTGTGCCATCGGCGGTGAGGGTGCCGTCAATGATTTCGGTGGCACCGTCGAGGGTGAATGTCGGGGAGGCCAGTAGCCCGGCTACGTCGGCGTAAGACTTCCAGTAAAGATATCCACTCGACCAGGGGGCATAAAAACGGCCGCGAGAATCGGCGCTCATGGAGTCGAGTAGGCCGAGTGCGTTTTGCGCGCCGTCGGTGTAGGCGTCGAAGTTGTAGGTTGCTGTGCCCGTGGAGAATCCAGGGAGGCGATCTACGTCAGTGCCCCACGTGCTCCATGTTTCGGAATACCATGCCGTAGTCATTGTGGCCCACGTCACACTTGGGTCAATGTCCGCCCATGAGTATGAGCCTGCATCGGATAGCATTTGGTCAATTCGGGCTGCATCGGTTTGGGCTGTGTAGCCGTTGCCGCCAAGTTCCTTGAGACTCAAATATCCCCAGGGAGCTTCGGCGTCGATGTTGTAGACGTAAACACCGTTTCCGTCATCTTGGACGCTGATGCCTCGAATGATGCCGTTAAAGAGGTTCCAGCCTTGCCACTGCAAAGTTACGGTCTGACCAATGGCCTGCATGACGTTGAACCCTGCCGACCAGCCGAGGCACGACATGCGCAACAATGGCAGCTGCACCATATCGACGTAAACGTCTGAACCCCAGTCAATGGAGAATGAGTCAATCGTGTTTGCGATATTGCATGTTAGGTCGGCTGATTTAATCATCGGCGGCGGTCACCTGCGTTTGGGCTGATCGCGTTCAAGTTCGTTTGGTTCAGGGTTTTCTTGATGATGCGGCCGGTGGCTGCTGGGTCTACGGCACCGTTAATCGTGATGTTTACGACGCGAGGGTCTGGCGCTGCGAATCGGTTGGTATTGGCTGCGACTTGGGCGTTCATGGCTGTACGAGCTGCGTCGATGCCGCGTCGTTGTTCGGTGCTGCCCGACTTCTGCCCGAGAATTGCGGCGTTGAGCCAGGTGCCTTCGTCGGGGGTGATGTTATCTAGGAATTGTCCAAGTTCGTCGACTGCCTTAGCGGTGAATTCGATGGTGGCTTTGAAGCCGTCGATAAAGTCTTGGAGGGCTTTGCCACCTTCGGGGCTGGTCGCCCAGTCTGCGACGTCCTCAAGGGCTGGGAGTAGGGCTTGACCGACGCCTTCGACGGTTTCATCCCATGCCTGATTAAGTCGCTTAAGTTTGCCTTGAGTGGTGTCAGCGGCGGCCGTGGCTGCGCCTTCATACTTTTTGCCTAAGACTTCGATGGCGGCCGCACCGTCTTTATTCTTGACGATGTTTTCGTCTAGGACTACGCCAAGTTTTTTGAATCCGAGGAACGAACCTTGTAGGCCTTTTGTGACCAATGACGTCGCGGCTTCTAAACTGAGTCCCGCTCCAGCTGACACGTCTAGGGCGATGGCCTGTAACTCTTGAGCTTTGGTCAGGTTGCCCGTGACTGTCGCAAGTTTGCCAAGGCTCGCTCGAAGTGCAATATCTTCAACGCCGTAGCGAAGCTGCGTCTGAGTGATGTAATCCTCATTAGCCTTAATTTGAGCTTCGGTGGCTTTAGTTGTGTTTTTGAGTGCCGTCTGGAGGCGTACCTGTGAGGCCTCATCTGCGATCGCAGCCTCCACGCCATCCTTACCCAATTTGAAGGCAAAGGCGCCAGCGGCGGCGGCTGCCGATGCTAAGCCGTACTTGGCGGCGGTTGTGAACTTGCCGACAATGCCGTCAGCCTGCTTCATGTCCCGCTTGAGCTTGCGAGTATCCGCACCAATTTGAATCGAGATTTTAGGGGCTTTCACTTGAGGCCTCGTTTCTTAATCTCGGTTTGAATTAGGTTTGTCCATTCGCGCAATAACCAAGGGGCATATTCACGTACGGCTGGGCCAATGAAATATCCTTCCGCTTTGTGCGGACGGACGAAACGGGCGCCCATTGTGCGCCCTTTGCGGTCTTGCGGCTTGCCACTGGAACCATATTCGGCTCCGTTTATGAGAGCGCCGGCGGGTGCTCCATATTTGCGGCCTTTTCTTTTTGAGCGATACCTTCGTCCGACTTGCCGTGCGCCACCAGCATCGACTCGGATGATGCGGTCTCGTTTGCTTTCAAACGAATCTCGAACCAAGTCTGCTTGAGGTGGGTCGCCGATGCCTATTTCGGTTTTAATTTTGCGAACTAGGCGGTTGGCGTTTTCCTGATTTGTGCTGCGGATTTCGGCTTGGACTTCTTTTGGCAGTTTGCTCATGGAGCGCAAAACGGCTTTAGCGTCGACGGATGTGGTGACCAGCGTCGAAGCAAATCGTTGCTGAGCCACCACACACCACCTAACGAAACGGACTAAGCCTTAGTAGGCTGACCCGTGAGCTGGAAAGTTGCATCCCAGGTGTGAATATCATCCGATGGGCCACCGACTGGAGGGGCAATCGGGTACAGGTTGCCCGAAAACGTCTGAGAATTCTGAGTGAGGACGTAGGCGAGCGCCGTATCTGGCGTCTGGTAGGCCGTCCACAATGCGTCAGCAAAATCTGAGGTACCTGATGACCAGTCGAGGATGATGGAAACGTCCATCGTCCAGATCGTGTCAACGACCTTCTGGGTTTCGGTGTTGCCGATGAGCTTGTAACGATTGCGGGTTGGTTCGCCTGTGATACGGGCTGCGGTGATTTGCTCGGAGCGCGCCGTGCCACCGATGGTGAGCGTAAGCGTCGAGCCTGTGTTCAATACGGTGGCCATGTGGGACTACTCCTCGATGTTTACTGCGACGCTGAGCGTGATTTCGCAGGTGGTTAGCATGTTATTTCCCAAGTCGATGACGTTGGGTTGACTTACTTCGGAGAAGGCCGTACCCGCTGGAATGTTAGCGATGACGGTGGTGACCATGTTCTCCAATGTCACCAAATCGTTTCGGTTGTCGATGGCGTTGGCATAGATTTTTACTAGCCAATTAACCAAGACACCTTTGCCGACTGTTAGCGGTTCAATCCAAGGGGATGCTGGTTCGAACGCGATGGAATTGGCGAGTGGTGTCGCCGGAGGCCAAGGGAACGTTTGATACTGTGAATCGTCGGCCAATGCTTCGGCCAAATATTCACGAATCTCGGTGAAGCCGCTCATCCGATCATCGTCCCTAAATCAACTTGACGGGCAAGCAAAGAGGAAACACGTCGGGTGAGTGATGGCCCCAGCTTGTACGGCATTGGGGTACCGTCAAGGGAAACCCCTTGACCGTTCGCTGCGCCTCGTGCCTGGTAGACGTCCATAGCCACGAACGTGACCGCCTGAATCACTGCCGTATCTACGGTATAACCCGTTTTGAGCAGTGGAAGGATTATGGACTCTGCCGTATCGATAGCGTCTTGGAGGACGGAATCGGGCACGTAGAGGCCTTGAAGCTGCAACGCATCGCGGAGTTCGTCCACGGTTACTGCTGACATGTTTCAAGGCCTCTCTGTGTGTCGCGGGTCTAATAACTCAATCTAGACTGTTGGTCTAGGTGAGATTGAACCTTCTGATGCCACCGCTCTTCAAAACCACACCAGTCACATATTGATACAGTGCAATCTCCAACATTCCGTCGGTGGTGCGGTTGACCTGCACACGGCTGACTGGGGACTGCCACAATGCAACCGATGAGCGGTTGATGAGGAAGGCCGACTCGTCGACGAGGCCGCTGGTGACGTTTGGTGAAACGTAGAAGTTTGCACCGAATACGTTGCCACGATCTGACTGTGAGCTGACATCGCCGGGAACGTTCATTGGGCCGACCTCTGGGAACAGTGGGCGGTTTGATGAATCGTTTGCTGCGATGAGTGCGCTCCACCATGAACCGTTAGTAACGAGTTCAGTGGCGTAGTCGCCGCCCGTTGCGGTGTATGCCGCAACTGCTTCGGTTGCAACGAATGACTGCAAACCTGCGAAGGTGCCTGCGGTGGTTGCTGCCTGAGTGCCGCCAGCGGTCAACAGTGCGATGACATATTCTTCCTTGTTCTTTGCGAGTGCGCGGTTAAGCTGCTCGTTGAGAATTGGAAGGAATGATGGCAGTGAGCGTTCTGCAAGTTCCCATGAAACTTCGTTACGTCCAGCCTTCTTGACGACGGTTGCAGTCAGGTAGTCCGAGGTCATGCCTGTTTCGGAAAGTGATGCAGCCTCCGCGACCGTGGCCACGGTAGGGGCGACGAGCTGACGTGGGATGGTGAATGACATGCCCGTGGTTGGGAGTGCCATGTAACCGCCACACGCTTCGGCAACTGGCTCGTTAGCGAAGGTCGACGAAACCCACATAGGCAAGTGATCTGCCAAGGTAAGGCCGGTGTTGGTGCTGATGGTGTCGTCGGCTGCCGCGATGTTGAAGCGGTCGAGCTTGTCATTGAATTCGCGAACCCATCCAGCAATTTCAGGGTCATCTGAGGTTGCGGCCTTGATGCTGTATGCGAGGTATGACTGCTGGTCGGTGATAGCGGAACGGGACTTAACCTGAAGCGGTGCTGCGTTCAGGTTTGCGGCTGGTGCCGCTGATGCCTCTACGGTAGGGGCATCGGGGGTCGTGATTTCACTCACGGTTTCTCCTTCGGTAGAGACATCTTCGACGGGGGCTTCCGTCTCAGAAACTTCGATATCGTCATCTTCGACGGCTGCGATTTCGGTGACCCCTGCACCTGCATACGCTGGATTAGTCACGAGAGCGACTCCTGTCATGTCGGCGGCCTTCACGGTGGTGACCTTTGCGCCACGATCCAAGTCGCGGGCAACTACTTCAATGCTGAATCCGTTGCGTAAACCTGCTGCCGCTTCGACGAGCGCATCGTTTGCGGCGGTCGTGTTCACGAGGGCAAAAGTTGCCCAGATGCCATCTGCACGGGATTCAAGGTTCACGGCCTTACCGATAGGTCGGGTACGGTCATGTTCCAGGTTGAGTTTGATGGCGGCAGGTTCAGCGATGTTTACGGAGTCCTGGGCGAACACGATGGAGCCAAGGCCGTCAGACTTGGGACGGCCTACTTCACCGAATGGGAGGACTCGGCCGGTGAGGGTTCGGGCTTCGGTATCGGCGGCGAAAATGTCCGACGTTAGAGTGATTTTCATGCGGTTCCTCCAGTTGGGGCTAAACCTTCACGGGCACGAGCTTCGTCGACGGTGATGATGCCAGCGGCGAGCAGTTTGGTAAGTACGTCGGCACGTTCGACGGCTGATTCGCGGAGAAATTCGTCAAAGTCGAAGCGGACGAACGTGCCTTGAGGGGTGATGTCGGGCATTGAGAGACGATCTTCAATGGTTGATACGACGCCACGGAATGACGCGACCAAATCTTTTCGACGGTCGACGACGTTCGAGTAGGTCATGGAATCGCCTGTCGGGGCGTCCGCAACCCAGGCGGGCATGTTGCAAAGGCGGCAAATTTCGGTTGCCATGTAGTTCCGGGCTTCGGTCAACTGCATACGCTGAGGGTCAAACCCGAACGGGGTAACGTCGATAGCCGAGTTCAGGTATGCCGTGGAGCGGGCTTGGCGGGCGGTTTTCCAGTTCGCCAGCAGCTCGGTGGTTTGGTCGCTGGTCAGGTCGTAGCCCGTGTTTTTGAGGACAACCATAGGGGCGGGTTCTTTTGCCATATTGTAGGCGGCATCTTCTAGGGCGATAGCCGTTGAGATGGTGCGGCCGGCACGGTTCAGGAAGCCTTCTTCG